TAAATTCCAGTCCGAGTTTACTATATGCTTTTCCGACAATCGCCCAATTCGATTCACTTACATCCACGAGGTCAGCTATGTAGATAGGTTTCCCAATCATCGCGGCTAGTTCTTCCCACGTCAGCGGATTAGTTCGCATCGCTTTGAAGTTTGTCACCCCGTTATCATCAAACGGTTGCAGATATGGCATTCCTTTTGCCGCGCTTTCCATCTCCGCGATCTGCGCAAGGGCGAGGTCGATGTTCACGGGATTGCAATCATCCGCGTCATAACATTCTGGTTCGCAATGTTCACAAAACGATTTTCCGCAAACCACGCAAACAGGGCCATTATGATTTGCGTGCTCGAATGCAAAATTATCAACTTTTCCAAAATTATCAGTCTTCCATCTGTGTCTCATTTTTATTGCTCATCCTCTCAATTCTCCTAAGTGACGCAGATACGCTTATTGGTTTACTCTCGCGAGGAATGAAAAGCAAGGTATCAGCATCAAGCGGTGACGCTCCCAAATCACAATTGTCAAGCGAATGGCAGTATAGAAATCCACCGTTATCGCATTTGCGTTTTCTTGGTTTTTTATCAAATCCCCATAACTCATTTGTGTAATCCCTAACGATCCATTCAACTCCGATTTCTTCTGCATCCAGCAGCGCGCCCTTGTCGGCGGTGGTCAGTCCTGCGTAGGTCATGCGTCATCCTCCCTGCACCTTTCGGTTGCTACTTGAATGCCAAACTCGCGAGACATTCCGAGACGAACGTATGCGTTCACGATCTCGATAAACTTTGCACTTTCCGTTGTCATGCCTTTTCTCCTTTCGGTTCGTAACGGTAGGCTAACCAGGATTCTCCGTACAATTCTTGGCAACCCACATCGCCCTCAATCGTGTCATAAAGTGTTATAAATTCCAGTCCGAGTTTACTATATGCTTTTCCGACAATCGCCCAATTCGATTCACTTACATCCACGAGGTCAGCTATGTAGATAGGTTTCCCAATCATCGCGGCTAGTTCTTCCCACGTCAGCGGCTCGTTCGCCTCGCGTTCAAGTGCGGCGCGGATTGAGGTAACGCCGCGTCCGATCGCCAACAGTTCTTCTCCGCTCAAGTCCACAATCCTAAATTGCAGTTTCATGAGCACCTCAATCGCCCGTTCCAGTTCTTCCCGATTCGGTTTCATACGCCCTCCTGCTTATCGGTCGATTCGTGTGCATTCTTCCAAGCACACGCCCTATCCGTCACGCTTCTGCATCTGAACTTCACCTTGTTATCTTTACACTCGCAAACGCCGGAATAATCTCCGTCCGTCATACGCAACCATTTGCACCCATGACACCGCTTCGCAAGATCGGTCGCGCTGTATTCATAAGTGATTATCATACGCCCTCCTTATGTTCACGCTCGTAGTCTGCGATGGCGGCGGGAATATGCTGTCTGTAACCAGATGGAATCCACCCGAATTTACGCTTGGTGAAAATCAGATTTTCCCCTCCGGTAAGTCCAAACGGTAGCGGAAATCCTTTAAACTTGATTATAAAATCACATCCAAGCTCCCGCAGCCGCACCAGCTCGTCATAGTCCGCTTTGGTCATGGGTTGCCTCCTCATAATCGCTTTCAAGTCCGCATTTAGTGCAAACATCAAACTCAATAACCGCTTCTCTTGATTGATCGCGCTCCTGCTCATACACGATGGCGATGCACCTATCTTTCACCCAATCATGACCGAATTTTCCACAAAACCACTGCCGTATTGTCATTCCTCGACCTCCTGCGCCCGCTCGTCGCTCACTTCGCGTTGCTCCGTGTCGAGCCATTCCATAGCTTCTTCAAAGGTTATGTCTTCTTGCGCCCCCATAACTATAAGCGCACAGAACCCCTTATCCTGCTGAATCATTTCATAGTTCGTCATACGCTCTCGCCCTCCGTCAGGTCGCGCCCTACAACGTCGATTCCGTCAAACACGGTCTGTACCGTCTCCCGTATGCCGTTTAACGCTGTACGGGCTTCTGCGGGGCTGTAATCGCATTCTGCAACGGCTTTTCTCTGCAACGTGCGGCACAACGCGTTTGCGCACTGCTCAATCGTCGCGTAGTAACGTAGATTGTTGTACAACTGCTCCGGTTCTCCCGTTTTCCTGTTGATGCCCGTGCCACTCTCGCGTTTAAGCGTGTAGCACGTTTCATCCGCGCTGATTACCCAACCATCAAATAACTTAATCATACAAATTCTCCTCTCCTGCTATACTGGTATCATATAACGTTTCCGTTTGCGTATTATTCCCTGCCCATTGTTCTGCCATCGCAACAGCGATTCCGTGAAACGTCTTGCTCCGTAGTTTCGCGCGATCTTTCGAAGGTGGTAGATAGTGCAATCTTTCGCGCTCGTTCCTGGGTAGCGTCATCATTTGTTCTCTTACGTTGTTCGTTTCGGTTAATTGCTGTAATCCTTTCAACCATAAACATGTTGATTTTTGCTCCGCGTGTCCGAACATCCACGGATGAATGATCTGATCTGGCTTTCTCCATAATCTACTCATGATTCCGACCGGATTTTCAATCGCAATCTTTTCACAATCGCATTTTGCAAACTCCATGAAGAAATCTATACCGCGCTGTTGTCTCCCGTCTTTGCGCTTTTGTTCAAACCATGCCGCTCCACTAACAGCTAAATCCGTACACGGAGGGAACGCAATAATCATATCCCATCGTTTACGCAGGAGCGGAAGAACGTCCTGTTGCAGATGCCATTCGGGGTGTCCGCCAGAACACGGCTCGATGTCGCACGAATACGCTTCGTGACCAAGACGGCGCAGTTCGATGGTGACCGCTTGGCTTTCTTCACACGCTACAAGTATTTTCATGCGCTCTCCTTTTTATTCCGATCGTAGTTGTTATACTTTTTTAATATTGGTAATCTTGTATTTCTTTATTAACCATTCCATCGATTGCTTTTTCCACGCTTGATTCGGGCAGTTATCGCCATCAACCTGACAATCAAAGTTATCAAAAACTTGAATAACCCAGTATTTCTGTTTCCTGTCATACCAATACTCCATGCTATACGATGTTGGTTCGGGTGTTTGCCAGTTGATACCGTTGATTAACATTGCCTTACCCTCCTTGCTTCTATACCAGTATCATACCGCGCTCATGCGCGTATGTCAATATGTTTTTGTAAAAAACTATTTCTTTCTTTTTCGCCACCGCGCGGCTCATTTCGCGGTTCGCGCCTGACGATTCCACCCAATCCTCAAGCGGCACAAGCACGTCGCATTCGTCCACAAACACGAAGTCGCACCGCATGTGCCCCTCATAGGTTAGATATGGCGGTATCAGTGTTGGATAGAGTACAGCGAATCCGAGATTGATTAAAACCGTCGCCGCGTCTGCAAACTTCGCTTCGTAGTTCGGATCACTCGATATCGCGCCGATGATGTAGGCTACTTTGCGTCCATCACTCGTCATGCGGTTTTCTCCAAGTAGGTTTCCACAATATCCACCAAATCATCCACAAGCGCGGCGGCGTGTTTTCCGCTTATGATCGTGCTTCCCTCTTTACCTTTAAGCTCAAACTTTTTCATATCGACATATCCCTTAAGTATAGCGGGGAGGCGTTTTGCCATCCCCGCGTCAAAGAATGCAAATCCAGATATTCCGGATATTGTGATTCCGTGTTTGATGTTCGGGTTAAATAAAACATATAATCCATCAACCCCATCAAACTCTATCGTCTTGCAGCCCGTTTCAAGCTCAATCCGTTCTATCTGTTTGTAATTCATGCTCCACCTCAAAATAACGATATCTGCTCGTATTCTACTGCTGATCTCACGTTGCGTTCCGCTACGTCATAGTAGCTTTCTTTTAGCTCGATTCCTACCGCTCGGCGTTTCAGTTTTAACGCCATATAAGCCTCGCTACCGATCCCCATAAAAGGCGTGAATACAATGTCGTTCTCGTTCGTCCACAGCAGGATAGCGCGTTTGATGACCTCTAGCTGTAACGGGCAAATATGCCGCTCATCGTCCTGCTCTCTTGCGCTCATGTATTGCAACGTGTCAGACGGTCTAATATCCATCCAGACAGGGCTGGCGTACTGTTGCCACGCATCGACTGGAAAAGATTCATTTGTGTGCGTGACAGGCTCCGGATTCTCTCCCAGCTTGCGCATCGTCACAAGATAGTCCGGTATCCCCTGTCTGCTCATGCAAGAATCTTTTTTGATCTGCTTGTGAAGCAGTCCGAGCGCCTTTGTCCGTTGCATCGCCGTGACGGGATCTTTCCAGATGCAAACCTCTGAATGGAAGATAAATCCAACGTCCTCAAAGATACGAATCAGTTCCCCGCGAAAGTCACGAATACCAATATATCCGTCACGCTCTTTACTCGTCGGAAGATTCATACAGTGAAAGCTCATGTTTCTGCCCGGCATCAGAACACGATACAGCTCCTTTGCGATGAACTTGAACTGCTCGTAAAACTCTGCATGCGTTCGGCAGTTGCCTAAATCGCGTTCGCTATTGGAATACGTGTAAAGTGACGCGAACGGAGGCGAATATACCGAGAAGTGAAGCGAGTTATCCGGAATGTTCTGCATGACTTCGCACGAATCGCCGCAGTAGATTGCAAACTTGCTCGTTACGTCCTGTTTCTTTACGCCATTGATTTCAACCATGATGGGATCTCCATTCTCATATTTGTTTTATAGCTGTCCGAGATTTTAACGGTCTTATGAATATCTGCGCTCAAAATATCTTTTGTGTGCTTGATCAGTTCTTCTTTCATCCGCTCAGCGTCTTTTTGCTTGCGCTCGATATTCGCCCTTACCGCGCCCTCTGCGTCTGAAATGATGATGTAAACGTCAACGGGTTTGTCCTGTCCGAATCGCCAACACCGACGCACCGCCTGATAATATTCTTCAAATGAATCAGATAAACCGACAAAAATAACCTTGTGGCAATTCTGCCAATTCATGCCCCAACCTGCGATTTTGGCTTTGCTGACTAAGGCATGAACTTCCCCCGCCGAGAATCCAAGCATCGTGTTTTCCTTGTGTTGCATAGTATCCGATCCTGCAACCTGTATCGCGCCGTTTATTGCTTTTTCCAGCGCGTCGCCCTCGTCGTTCAATCCGCACCAAATCAATACTTGCTCGTCTGTTTCGTTTGCGATCCGCGCCGCGATTTCAACACGATCATCCAGGCTTGTGCGCCGCGCCGCTCTGCGTTCTTCCAGCGTTTGAGCCACACCTGCGAACAGTCTCACTTGCCCGTTCTCGCAATCAAGCGGCTCTGATTCCGTCTGTACTTCGTGAATGCGCAATTCTGGCAAGTCGTAACCGTCCTGCTCGTATCCGAGGTCTTGCGGTCTTGTCAAGCAACACGCCCACGACGCGACAAACTCAAAGAACTTATCCACCGCGTGACCTTTTAATCTCCATTTTGCCGTGTCGCCACCATCGTGAATGAAGAACGTCGCAAGCATCTCTGTGTGCGTCATAACGCCTAGAAACTGCGAGTGCTGCCCAAGCTCCATGAAGTCGTTAGGTGATGGTGTGGCGGTGCAGCAGAGCTTATACGGCGTGTCCGCGAATGATTCCGTGAGATATTGCCTCGTCTTGCTGTCCTGATGCTTTAGAATGCTGCTCTCGTCAAGCACGATGCCGCAGAACGCGTTCGGATCAAAATGCTCGATCATCTCATAGTTCGTGATGTTCACGCCGCCTTGAACGTCTGCTTGCGTCCTGCACACGGTAACGTGTACTCCAAACTTGATGCCCTCGCGTTGTGTCTGCTTTCCAACCGACAATGGAGCGAGAATCAAAACGGGCATCTGGCAGTGTTCCGAAACCTCTGCCGCCCATTCAAGTTGCATCGCGGTTTTTCCGCTACCGCAATCGCTGAAAATCGCGCTCTTGCCTTTTCGCAGGCACCATCTAACAATATCCGTCTGCCATCCGAACAGCTTTTCGTTCACGTAATCAGATTCAAACCCGCTCCCCATTACCCTGATTTTCTTGCGTTCTAAAAATTCACTATATTCCACGCTTCTCTCCTTTGCACTTTGATACTATTATTATATAATGCGCGTATTATCTGCGTCAATGTTTTTTTCTGATAGTATCTCCACGATCCGTTTTCCGCACTCCGATTTCGGCGTGAATTGCCACTCGATGCCGTAACGCTCGGACATCAACATGGCAGCACCTCTATCTCGGTTCTCGGATTCTCCTTGTCGTACCCGCCGCGCAAGCGTAATTCGATGCAATCAAAACTGTCATCTTCGATCACGCCCGCTGCCGTTATTCCGTCGAGTATCATCTTTCCCGCGTAATTATCGGGATCGTGCCTCACCTTTGTCGGGAAGAAGTATGTTATAGTGATGATTGATTTCTTTAGCTTCGCGTTCTTCTCTTTAAGGCAAGCGAGATATACCATCTGTTTCCATTGCTGTTTTAGATATTGATATTCTCGGTCGTTCTTCCGTCCGGCGAACTTATTCAAAGACGGCGGTATCATCGGTATTGTAATTATCATCTATCAAACGTTCCTTTCGGCACTTGCACATCCTTAAATGCTGGATCAAAAAACCGCGTGATCTCACCGTTCCAAACAAGGTCAATCTTTCCCGTGTTCCCGTGTCGGTTTTTCCCAACGATAAGCGATACCGCCTTGTCGTTTTCTTTTTCTTTGTGAAGCAATAACACCACATCCGCGTCCTGCTCGATTGCTCCGCTTTCACGAAGATCCGCGATTGTCGGCTCTCTTCCCTCTGCGCTTCGGTTTAACTGCGACAGTGCAATCACCGGACACTTTAACTCTTTTGCAAGAATCTTCAACGCCCGCGAAACTTCACCCAGCCGCTCGTTTCTTGTGCTGTTCTTGTTTCCGCTTGTGTGAATCAACTGAATGTAATCGACAAACACCGCGTCGAGCTTTCCTGCTCTCTGCTTAAACTTGTAGCAACTTGAAACGATCTGCCCGACAGAAATATTTCCTCTGTCATCGATGCACATCTTCCAACCGTCCATCGTTTTTTGTGTATCCATTACAGCGTCTTGTGCTGATTTCTCTCGTCTTGCGCTCACCTTGCTTTTCTGTGATTCTGACAATATAATGCGCTCCGCAATCTCTACCGTTTCCATTTCAAGCGAGAAGTAAGCCGTTACCATGTTTGATCTACACATGTTCGCCGCGATATTGCAAGCCAGCGCGGTTTTACCAACGCCCGGACGAGCGGCAACCACCACGAGATTTCCATCTCCGAATCCACCGCACAATCTATCAAGCGTTGAGAATCCAGAAAGTTTTCCGCTAAACGTGTCACCAAGTCGATTCAGCACGGCAGGAATAATGTCACCGATCATAACAACATCAGCCCCGCCGATTCTCGCAACCTCATCAATAACACTTCGCGCTTCGTCAAGATATCCATCTTCGCCCGTTTCGGTTTCTTGTAACACTCTCCTAATGCCATTTGCAAACACGCGCCTACGTGTTGTCTCGTGCATCATCTCAATATAGTTTCTCGTATTTGCAGCCGTAGGTGTGAACGATACTAAGTCAACGATAAATTCAACGCCGCCAATATCATCCAGCTTTCCGCGCTGTTCGATCGCGTTTGTAAGCGTCACCGCGTCAATCGGCAATCCCGCCTTGTATAGCTCGCAAACGGACTCAAACACACAAGCCGCAGGAATCGTTGTAAACTCGTTCGCTTCAAGTTCGCTACAAATGACAGGAACATATTCCGGTGCAATGATTGCCGCTCCTAGTACCGCATGCTCATGATTCATAAACAATCTCCCCGTTTTCGTCTAGTTTGCATTTTCTCGCGCCCGATTGATTCTTATCTTTGATCTCGTCATCATACCGCCCTTGTCGAATATAGGTTGCAGGATGAGGTATGAATTGACCATCGTCTTTCTTCCACGCTTCGGATCGCTTGTGCGCTTCGATGGATTCTATTAAGCGTTCAATCGTTGGCGCGTCTTTCTTCTTCATCAGAACGGCGTATGCTTTTCGTGCGTCCTCTTTTGCGGTCTTGCGTGGATAAGCTTTCCAAAAATCATCAAATCCATCAATCGTATTTGGATTCGGATTGGATTCGGATTGGATTGGATTACGTGAACTTTTGTTTTCTTCTGATTTCTCCTGCGTGCAGATGATTTCAGATGCTGAATCTTGACTGTCGGGCGATGGATATTTGCTTTTGTGTGCTCGTATTGTCTGATGACTTTCCCACGCCGGAATATATAAATAAGGCTTTCCGTCGCACCAATAAAGAACGATACAGCCAAGCGAAACAAGCTTTTCGATAGCCGCTTCAATTTCTCTGTTTTGAAGTTTTTCCTTAAGCGGAAAAAGTCTTGCTTTAATTACCGAAATTCTACCGTCAAAGCGTCCGTAATCATCGCAGTTCACAATCAGCCGTTGCCAGAAACATTCCTCAAACCATGTCATTTGGTCAACTGAATCGCTCGTGCATATGCTCTCTTTAATAATTCTGTTCGGCATCGCTGTTTACCTCGCCACGTTTAATTCTATCTACTTCCGATTGTTCTACTCGCAAAACGCCGCCAATACGAATTACCGCGATACGTCCGGCTTGAATCCAATTATAAACGGTCTTTCTTGTCACGTGAAAATCATCCGCGACCTGCTGTATGGTTAACATGTCGCACCCCCTATCTTCCTCTATTTTACCACATTTACACAAAATGTCAATAGGCAAAGCCGCGCCATCTCTAACGCGGCTCACCGTCCGCTCCGCTATCGGCGTTTCCTCATGACGCAGATAATCAGCTCAAATAGGATCGCGGCAACGATGCCGAGTATGTACGGGATCAAAATGGACAGTCGGAAGCGTCCACGTCCTCAAACCCGCTACCGTCCTCCTGCGGCTCATCGTGATTCTCCTGCTTGGGCGAGAGGAATTCCACCTCGTCCGCTTGAACGTCAAGTGACATTCGCGTCGTTCCGTCTTTCGCTTCGTAGGTTCGCGCTTGCAGTTCGCCGATTACCGCGACTTTTTTTCCCTTGCTCAACCAACGAGCGCAAGTGTCACCGAACGCGCGCCATGCGTTGATGCGGAAGAAGTCCGTTGTTTTATTGCCGGATTGATCCTTAAATTTGCGGTCTACTGCGATGGTGAACGAACATACCGTTACGCCGTTCGGCGTGGAGCGCACTTCGGGATCACGGACGAGTGAACCGATTAGCGTTATTTTGTTCATGCTACACCACCTAAGAGCGCGTCGATAATCGGTGAAATGAAAACATGTGCAATCACTACGCCGAGAGTAAAGTACAAAACAAATCTATCTTTCTTATCCAAGCTTGTTCTCCTTAAAAATCGTATTTCTTGTAGTACAGCAAATCTTCGTTCCAGTCGGGATATTTGCTTTTGAGGTACTTCCGCAACTTCCATCGGATTTCACACCGTTGCTCTGAATTGTCGTAAAGCTGATGGCAAGCGTGGCACAGCGTAACAATGTTCTGCTCGATCCCAAGCCCGCCGTGAGCGCGTCCGACGAAGTGAGCGACAGGATCACCCAACGCGCCGCAGTTGATGCACACGCCCATGTCACGCTCCATAACAGCGAGTTTGACCGCCTTGCTTATTGCGGTGGCTTTTGTTTGTTTATGTTTCGTCATTCTGTTCACCGAACAAGATGCGTCCGAGTTCACGTAATGGACAGTCGGTATCATCTGGACACTCGCAACAGCTACATTGACACTTATTTGTCTCATTCTGTTCGTTGTTTTCTGTGTTTACTTTTTCCATTGACCCATCATCCTTTCCAGCTCATCCGGAGCAAGCGTTTCTATGCCGAGTTCTTTTGCATCATCGATGATCCCGTTGATAAACACGGACATTTCCGCGCTGTCATACTCGGATGAACCAATCCAGAAACGCCAGTATTGCGCGTTCTCCTGCGTGAGCTTTTCGTGCGGTTCGGTGTACTTCCATGCACGTTTCCACTTCTCTGCGTCTGCGTCTTTGATCTTGACCACGCCGCCTTGACCGTAGCATTTGAGCATGTCAAGATACACATCGTCCTTCGTGACGGTTGCCTTCGATGCCGTGAGCGCGTCTGCAATCTTTGTCATCAAAACCCATGCGTAGGCGTTCGCGTCTTGTGAGCGTTTTTTCGTCCACTTTTCAAGATTAGCGGCAATATCAAACCCGCGCAACTTTTCAAGGAATGACTGGAGCGGTCGCATTTGATCCGCTCCAATCTCACACTCAAAGCGGCACGTGTCCGAGTTGATGCGGAATACTCGGATGTTCCGCAAGCGCAATCTCATTTGGAGTTTTCCGCTTCAATCCGTTTCACAAGTGCGTTCTTGACGGTCACAAGAAAACCAAGATTCATATCCTTGTACTTGACCGTCTTGCTGAAATTGTCGAGAATCAACTTTTCAGCGAAACGCGCAACGGCAGCTTCATCGCGCCCGGCAGCTTGCGCAATCTGAAGAATCTCGATATGTGCTTTGTCGATTGCATCAGCGATAGCGTCGGAATCTTCTTCGGTGCGTTCTGGTTTGAGTTCTTCCTGCGGATCGTCTTTCGGTTCGTCGTGCGTCTGCTTGCCGCCACGCGGGAACGTGTACACAACCGCTCCGCTCTTGTCGTCGATGATCGAAAGCCTACTAATCCGGTTGCCGTCATACTCGATAGACTTTACCGAGAACGTTGCAAAGCCCGATACAACAAACTGACCTTTTGAGTTTTTCTCCGTCTTGACATTGAGGAAGATAAACGGCGATGTGTACAGCTCGCGCCCGATGCCCCAACGGAACCCCGCACGCTTGAACGCGTCAGACGCTTCGCCCTTCTTTTCGTTCCCCTCGCTGTCCTCGCGAGATTCAATACCGCAATCCCACTTTGTCACTCCGTCGATTGTGATGCCGCAGAACAGGTTACCCTTGATCTCTTTGTAATCGCATGACCACGCGTCCGCGCCTACGGTTTCGTCAAGCAACTGCATGTCCGTTCGTGCGGTCTTGTAAAGCAACGCGGTTGCACCTTTCTCACCAACGGTTTTCACGCGCACTTCGATCTCGTCCGCGTTGAGTTTGCGAAACTTATCTTCCATCGTTCTCTCCTTTCTCCACGTGTACAGCCGCGTAATTCTCGCTGATCTGGCGCAGGTCGGTCGTTCCGTTATGCTCAACTAGATCATGCAAATACTTTAGCTTGCTTTTGTAAAACGTACACGGCTTATCTGGATGACACACAACCTCGTTGAGGCACAGGCAGTACGGTTGTCCGCTGCGTGTTGCAGCTGCAAAACAATCACTGTTCATCCTTCACCACTTTCAGCGTCATCGTTCCAGATTCCGCGTCGGTCGTGATGTACACTTTGTTGCCTGTTTTCCAGTCGAGCGCGTCCTGATGCTCTCGCGGGATTCCCAGCAGCATCTGGTTGGATTGTGCCTTGCTCCGCGCCTCTCGAAGTACGCGAACGCAGGTTAAAATCTTGTTCATTTACTCACCGTCCTTTGTAATAATTATAGCATGGAAATACGCGCTAGTCAATGTTTTTCTGCGCTTTCAGCCAGTCCGCGAAGTCGCCGTCATCTTCACGGAGAAACTCGTCTGCGGTTCTGATGACAAAATCAAATTTTACATCATGCATTAAAAAACGATATAGCGCGTCGTGGATTTGTGCCGGAGTCAAAATCTTTGCAAGTAATCCGTTAATCGCAACATTTTTATGTGCTATCCTGCCATATGCAAGCGCGTTGTCGAAGTTGTGATGATCCGTCCAGCACTTCTCGCAGATTCCGTAGTTGGTCGTTTCCTCGTCTACTTCCGCGCCGCACAGAGCGCAGTCAACACAGATCACATCGACCATCGGTGTACCGTTCGGGCACATGGTCGCGTGGGGGTGCTGATGGCATTCGTCACACATCTGACTTGACCTCGTGCCATTTGGTGTGCGAGCATTCTTTGCAAAGATTTGCGAAATCGGTATACTTGCGAATAAAAAGCGATCCATTAACTGGATTAATGCACTCTCCATCAACGAACTCAAAAACGCGACCATCTCTTGCTGCAAAAAATACATCATCCGACTTCTCCGCGAACACCTTCCCCGTGTAGAACTTCGGCGGTTCGGGAGCGGGGGAACATCCGCATTCTCTTGACCACGCATATGCTTCCATAAACGGATTGTCAGTGTTGAGGTGTCTTCCTCCGTCGATTACACGAACCTTATCCCCTACCTTAAACTTAGCCATTTTGATTCTCCTTTCAATCTGTCGTTCCGTTGCAACACGCCTCGCGCCGGATCGCGTCTGCACGTTTCGCGTCTTTCTTGGTCATTGCGTCGATGTATGACGCGTTCGCCGCGCTTATAATGCGTTCTAGCTCGTTTACGCGCTCCTGTAGGTACTTTAGCACTTTCACAAGGAATTTGTACTGCTGTTCCAAACTGCCACGCGTACGGGTTCGTACGGTGCCTTTATGGTCAATCCAGAGTTTGAACATCTTCTTCTCCTTCGCCGAAAGCAGCAGCAAACTCGCTTAACGGCATCCAATGTGTTATGCAATCACGCGGAAACGCGGTTGAAACATCATCGGAATAATCATGAATATTAAACGCTTGGTATTTTTTAGAAAAGTGAAGCTCCCACGGTTTTCGATATTCACCGTTTCCATAACAGCAAGCGCAATCCATGCTCTTTCCTGGCAGCCCATCAACCGCAACCTCGCGGAACCTCAAAGTGATTTCTTTCATACTTTCCCTTTCTAGCACTGATATGCTTGCTTCGTGTACTTCTTACCGTCCGAGTATTTCTTTTCGGAATAGTATCCGCACGGTTGCTCAATCATCGCCTTTGCTTCGGCTTCCTCGCGGTCATACTTGCGGTCGTCCTGCATTCGCATCATGTCGCGCACAAACTTCTTTTTACTAACCATTCAGCACCTCCAACGCCGTGACCGTCCCGAAGATGATGCAGTACACCAAGCCAATCACCATAACGCCAACCGCGAACCACGCCCAGAACCTTGCCCACTTCTCGCTCATTTCTGCTTCCTCCAAATCTGATATTCTCGCTGTGTCATGATGATGTACCCGCCAAAGACTTTCACGATGCGATCCCCGCCGTGAACATGTTGCTGTGCCGTGTGTCGGCTTCCGAAAATGATAGGCATGTGTCCCTCTCTTTCTTCCCGCCTTTTGCCGGACGGGAGCGGAGTGTGTGCTAGATTGTTGCGTCTTCCATCGAATAAGCCATCTGCTGAAGCATGTCCGGGCGAATATTCTTGCTTTTGAATATCCACTTCGCTATCATGCAGGTGCTGTTGCCGTATTGATTTGGTTCGCTTACGATAACCGCGGACTTGGGAAACCATGAAAATTCATCGTTGCCGCCAAATCGACCGGAGTACAGTTGGAACGCATACGCCTTTTCGGTTTCGCCACGCGGTACAAAACTTTCAAACTTAAAATACTGTGTCATTGTTTTTGCTCTCCTTTGTTTTACTTCTTGACCTAAGTATAATACCGCAATGCGCGCATGTCAATACTTTTTTGCAATCTTTTTTGAATTATTTTTGCGCTATCTGGAAACGGAATAATCGCGGAATATTCCATATTTGAGCAGTAATGAAAGTAAACCGCGCTTAATCTTCATCTTTGCGCAGTTAATTAAAACAATCGGCGTGTTTTTTGCACAAGAAAAAGAGCGCACCCGTTAAGATGCGCCCTGTGTGAAAAGCCGTCAATCGCATTACGAAAGTCGGATTTCTTTCCCGCTCATGGCGGGTAGACAAGTTATTTTAATAGTGATATTCCGAGTGCCACCAACCCCATGATGATTGCGGTGATGACCGTATCCCAGCGTTTCGTAGGTCGCTCTTTAAGCGAACACAGATCCGCTTTAATCTCCGTCAACATGCCAAAGATGCTGTCAAGCCGCGTTGTAGCCTTGCCTTGTTCTACTGCCATATCCTCAAACCGCTTATAGAACTTTTCGTGTGTGGCTCTGTTTTGTTCGGCATCCTTTTTTAGCATCTCGATTTCCTTTTCATACGGGCAGGGCTTTCCGCAGTCTGTCATGGTTCAGTCCTCGTTCGTCTTATTTGTGTTTGCTACTTTGCTTTCGTGCTTGCCTTTTTCGCCAACTTTGCTCCCGCTCCTGCGCTTGCTGCCTGTTCTGCTTTCTCCAACGCAGCTCGAAATGATTCCTCGCGCTGTGCCTTCTCTTTCTCGTAAGCCGCTTTCAGACGCTCAATCTGCAAGTCCGCGAAGTCCTTAACCTTGTCGAACACGCTCTGTACGATTTCTTCCAGCTTGCCCGAAGGGAACAGCGGACGAAGTACAGCGGGAATGTAGCCGTAAATTTTATCAATAACCCACTGCATCTTTTTCTTGCCAGCTTTCTCCGTTTCAGAGAAAACCCACTCCGCATCAGCGATCAACTGCGCGACAAACCCGCGAAACACCGCCGAAGTCTTGAAGTATTCAATCAGGAATGCGCCGATAATGAGCGCGGCACCCGCCGCAATGTTCAGAATCAATTGCCAGTCCATAATACACCGCCTTTTTTGTTTATATTATACCACACACAATGATTGTGCGCAATATGCTATTCGCTCCGCTTTGCCTTGATGGTCTCCAACAGCTCTTTGATGATCTTGGTGATCTTTACGCCGCTCACCGCGAATATCTCCGCAGTAGTCCAATCGAACCAGCGGTTGATTAGCGTTTCGGGTTCGGTCGCGCCGTTCTTGACCGCGATCATAACGCCGATTGCAAAACCGATGTTCAGCACGATCACAGCGGCGATAAGCCATTTGGAGTATGCGCCCTTTTTCATTTCTCCACTAGCCTCGTCAAGTCTGCCCTGTTAGAAATGTAGCCCAAGCCGTGCGCCGTGTGTACGCAGTACCAGCCCGTTTTCGCATCGCGGTCAAGGAACGTTAGCTTGCTACCTTTCTTTTCCTCGTACAAGATCGGATTGCCTGTTCCTGCGCCTGTTCTCACGTTCACTCTACCGCCTAAAACAAGCACGTAGGGCGGTTTTGCAGCGTCGGTAGGGGATTCTATCGCGGGAGTGTCTGAAAACGCCTTAGAGCCGTTCTCCAGAACCATCAGAGTGTGTCCAACGCGCAAGTAAATCCCGCCGCGCTTCGCGTACTTGTCAGATTTCAAATGATCGTCATCGGTGTAGATGTTGAAGTCGCCAGACTTCTTGAACGCGTTCAACATAGAAGCGGTTGCAAGTCTGTTCGTTACGTTCGCACCAGCGAGATTCGCAATGCCAGAAACCAGCGAAGAACAGTCGCAATCACCAGACGCTTTCGTCACGTCGCCGCCGTTCGCTTTCGCGGAGTTGTACCAGTTGTAGCGATACGTCCGAGAGTATCCAATATTCGGATTCGCACACGCTTGCTCCATCATCACCGCCATGCGTTCAAGCAGTGCCGCGTCTTTTGCTTCGATGTACCAGCCCCATCCATCGCCGCTCACGTACCAAGACGAGATTTGAACCTCTTCGTTACGCTTGCCCTGTTGCTGGATTTGGTCGCCGCTTGCGCCCTCGCGCCCGCCCGATTCCGAGTGGACAGCGTGACCGATTTTAATAGGCATACTAGCCGCCTTTCTGTTACCAGATAACCTTGATGTTCCGCTTGTCGCGCACACCGGACAACAGAAGCTGTTGCGGGTTGTCTGCGTCAATCTCTCCACTTGGGTTGAGCATCTTGCGCATTGCGTACCCGCCGAAACTCTGCCATGATTCTGCAGAGACTACCACGGTTTTCCTGCGCGTGATTGTGTTTGTGCGAAGATCGACAACGATTCGCCCCGGCTTGGTGATTGCGCCTTTGTGCGAGTGACCGACAATCAAACCGTCAAGCCCCTCGATGACGTATGAGAATCGCTCATTTCGGTTGACGGTCGCGCCCGTGAGAACGCCGCCACCCGCGCCGTGTGTGATATAAAGCAGATACGTGTTTGCCGCACTCGTTCTTCCCGCTTCTTTTTCGACAGTGCCAACGCCAATTTTTAGAAACGCGCCGTCCTGCCTGTATATGTCCTCTAGGTCGAGCTCGCACATCACGTCGTACATCGGATCATCGTCCGCGTCTTTCTCGCTCCGCGCTTCGTGGTTGCCAATGGTTGAGCAGAGAATCAAATGCTTGATTGGTTCCAAGTATTCCACAAGTGCTTTTTTCTGGTCGCGTGGTCGCATGATATCATCAAACGGACTGCCCACGCTGTTGCGCGTGTTGTTGTTTATCATGTCGCCGTTGAGTACAATGTATGTGTTTTTCTGCTTCGGCAACCAAGAGCAGAATTTCGCCCATTCTCTCTCGTTGCAGAGGATCGATTTAAGGTGTAGGTCGCTTACTGGTAGAATCGTGATTTCTGACGCATCAGGGAAACTGTGCTGAATCAGTTCAAAACTATCCTTCATTCGCCCTCCATATGTTGTATGTGATACCGTGATTATACAACATTATGTGGTTTGTGTCAATTACCGAAATTCTTTCAGCTCTTTTTGCAGGGATTTCGGGAGAGAGTCAAACGGACAACAGCTTTGCTTCCACCAGCGGCTTATACCACAACGCATATCCGATAGCGTTTGGGTGCGTTCCGTCAGATGAGTCGGTATACGCCGTTCGCATTGCCGTGATGTTGGTGTTTAGCTGACACTCGTTGTATAAATCTACGTAGGGTACAGACCATTTCTTGCAAATGGCGATTGCTCGATCCCCGAACGAAATCTGCAACGCCGCGTCACGCGAATTCATATTATGGACGCGAACGAATACAATTTTAGTTCCAATCCACGCGGCTCTGATTCTGCTGATAGCATTTTCGAGCGCACCGCTAAACGTCGCGGTATCATACGCGTCTGTATACCCCGCTTCGATGTCTCCGAGAGTAACACCCTGCGATATGTCGTTTGCAAGCCCCTCAATAAGAACGTAATCTGGTGTGATTGACGCTCCGATTGCGGTGTCGAGATATTTCGACAAGTTATTGATCTGATAGATCGCCGTAGTGATTGCCGTTCCCGCCGTCCAATCTACACCCTCTGTGATTTCAGTGTATGTTTCACCCGATTTAGTAAAGTAACGTTTTCCTGTAATATACGCGCGGTCATATGTGAGTTGGTAAACGGTAGCGAGGTCTGCAACCGTCATGCCGCCCGCACTGTACTGCGTGAACGCCATGTTATTTGCTTTGGCAATAAGATATCCCAATCCTTGCCCGCTCGTTCCATCTCCGCGCATAATCGAATCGCCAAAGTCAATGAGATATTTGCCGCGAATCGGGTTGGTGGTTCTATAGTAGTCGTTATAAGGAATGTAAGCATAGTTTTCAATGCTTCTTTGTCTAATCGTCGCATACCCTGAATTTCCCTTAAACTGTGACGCATAAACAACCATTAACTGCGTACCGTTTGAAACATACCAAGATATAACGACGTATGTTGCCGTAGCAGGAACAACGAAGTCCTGTTGACCAGAAGCCGTTGTAATTCCAGAAACAACAGCATTCGACGCATTAAAAAATACAACAAACACTGGATCGTTAGCTTGAATAACACCGAGCTTATAGATGTTTATTTTTATTTTACGCAAAGAAGTAACAGGAACTTGACCCGTGTGCATGTACGTCAAATCAGCGTACTCAATTCCGTTAGTCCAGACGTATTTTCCTGTTGTAAACTGCGATTCATTGCAAAGGTTAATTGATGTACGAACGGATGCCTGAATACCAACCGCGTTTGCTACAATATCTGCGCCCGCCTCTTGCAACGCGCACTCGACGGTAGTCGCGTCGTAGTACCCGCCAGCATCAACGATTTGCAAGTTTGCATGCGCTCCCGCGTCGGTGTTGTGCGCGGAGATCGCGCCGGAAACGTCCTGATCGCCCGTGTTCGTTCCGCTCGTGTTGCTGATGACGGTTTTCTCTGCGGCGGTTACGTGGTAGTATTCTCCAACCGCGCCTCCCTGAATGTTTGAAAGGTCGTTGTGGTTGAAGTCGTCAGCGGTCACGGTTGCAACGGCATCGTCCACATACTTTTTATCGGCAAGCTCGTTATCTAAGTCAATCGCGCGATCTGCCGCAAGTTTCGGAATGCCACCGACGAACGTTTGCGGAGTAGCTTGGTTGACGTTAAGGTAAACCTGATTTGCAGTCGAGGGCGGGAACGTTTCGCCGCTCATTCCAACCGACTGCGCAACGGGGAAATTATAGTAACTGGTCGTAATCTGCCGCGTGACTACAGCGTCAACGACGGTATCACCGACAACGTTGATCTGCCAAACGCCCGCAGAAAGATTCACGTGGTCGCTTTCCAGTACTTCATCATCGGTCAGAACGACTTCATAAGAGCTTGCGCCGTTCGTGAAAATCGCGCTCTTGGTCAGTCCGTCCCACTCGTCGTTAAACACGAATGAGAACGTCAGATAGTTGACGGTATCAGATACCGCCGGATAAACTTCGATTGGTGTCAACGTCTGCCCGCTGACGCTGAATAAGTTCGTCATCTTTCAAGCCTCTTTCTTAATCCTGCGCAGAGTTCATAATCCACAACGCCTCTTTTTGAGTGATGTAACCCGAATTCACACAAGCCCATAATTCGCATGAGCTGATTTCGTTTCTCCACCATTGTTCGCGGAGTTCAATTACTTCTGCGCGGTGTGCCATAATTACCTCTTGTTCCTGATTACTACGATGCCAGAACCGCCGTTGCCGCCGTAATAGTCGCCACCATAACCGCTACGCGCACCACCACCGCCGCCGCCCGTGTTGGCTGTTGCGCTTACGCCGCTACCTTCCGCAGCCGCGCCATTACCGCCACCGTTTACACCACCGACCCCGTTGTATCCGCTTGCAGGCGACGCGTTTTGCGCAGCTCCACCGCCGCCACCAGCATAGACGTACCCGCCCGTTTCGCCAAATTCTTTGGTAGTCGTTCCTTGACCAGTACCACCCACGCGAGTGCTTGATGCGCCACCGTTACCGCCATCCGTTCCACCATCGCCGCCTTTGGTTGACGAGTTAAATCCAGCTGCACCGCCACCGCATCCACCGTTCGCTCCGATAACACCTGTTGCACCGTAACCACCAGAAACGCTATAGGTGAAGCCAGATGTAGAGCCGCCGTTATTGCCTGCACCGCCGAGAACAGCAGTACCGCCCGCGCCGATAACGATTGAATACGGAGTGCTTGCTGTTAGAGCAATATTCGACCAAGTTCCTGTATAGCCCGAACCGCCACCCGCGCCCGATGTGGTTGCCTCGTCTAATGTTCCCTTACCAGCACCTCCACCGCCGACTAAAAACGCGTCAATCGTGACGGACTTCAACGGCGTGAACGTTCCGCTCGTGAGAAATTTCAGCCGCCAATCACCAGAGCCGTCATCTACCCATGTATAGGTTCCGTCATAGGTGAAGTCAGATTCCGTGAATCCAAGTTGACGAGCGCAACAGGCCATAAAAAACTCAATGTTGTTCATGTTGCAGTCGCCCCCACAACCAGCCAAGTTTCCGTTCCAGTGCCAGTGAGGTGAACGAGCGAGATAGCCGCGTTCGCCGCCGCAGACGCATAACCGCCGACTTTGACGAGCGTAACGCCAGAACCCGCGACAATCGTCAACGTGCCTGACGAGTTGCAAACGGGGATAATAACGCCAACGTCAAACGTGCTTGCGGGAATAGTGCAGTTTGCGGTTGCGGTAAATTCAGTGATCTTGTGTTCGTCACCCGCTACCAGTTCATAGTTCGCACTTTTAGTCTGATATGCAAGCGTGGTATATGTATTAGCAACCTTGCTATCACTCCCAAGTTGCGCCAACCCATACTGACCAATCGCAGACGGATCGAGCGCATCAGTCTCGCCGTATTCGTGCGACGTCGCGTGAATCGGGATACCCGTGGATTCAACCACTTCAAGCTTTTCCGTGTATTCTTCCTGTAACGCGGCGAGTGCTACGCGCTGTGCGTTGACCGTGCCGCAGTAGGTCGTGCTGTTTCGCGTGTCAGTAATCATCGCGCTTGTGAGCGTGACCGCGTTCGCGGGGATAACGATGATTGCAAACACTCTATCCGTTGCCGCGACAAACGTTGTCCGCGCCGCTACGTGGTTGTCGGTAAACTCGCCCGTTGCTTCATCGAGACGAACGCCGATATAAATTGTCTGATCGCTCGTGGACGAAGTCATTGTGATATCGTAGTCGGTCGTTTCCTCAAAGTCGTACCCCTCCATCGTGCCCCAGCCAGCACTAACCGTCGCGGTTAATCCCGTTTTCGGAGCAACGTAGAACGAACTTGTTGGGTCTAGCGAGATTCCGTTGCCTAGCATCTTTTTATGTCTGTTTGCTAAAAACGCAGCGTCTACAGCCTTGTTCCCAACAAAGATACCGTCACCATTGACCGTGCCGCTAGTGGAGGTGAATACCCCGCTCTTAAATGCCATTGTTTTTGATCTCCTTTGCTATAAGCTGCCGTAACGTCAGGAAGTCTTTTCCGAGTTTCGGCACGATTGCGTAGTCATTATTTTTGTCGATGATGTGATCCACAGAATACACGCGCTTCGTTGCCGCGATGTTTCGGACGGGATCAAGAGTGTCTATTACGTCACCTATATTATAGTCTATTTCGTACTCTGGTGCAAGTTCTTGGTTGACATCTCCGTCTAACGCTTCGACCACAACAGAGGATTGCAAAGCGTCCACACCGACTTGGTAGAGGTTGCCAGAGTGCGAGGATGTGCCGTAGACTACTGCATCGATTAACGTTGCGGTTGTGGTGAACGTTGTTTGTGTCCATGTTTTTCCATCATTGCTGTACGAGTGGTGTTTTGTTGTCGCACTATAGGCGTGAAATTGCGTACCGTCAAACGTTACTGTGATGTAATCAGCCGACGCTCCAGACGGAGTTACATCCGTCCAATCGAAACCGTCATACGACCAAGCGATAAGATTAGATTGACCGACGGCAACAAATACGCCGTTTCCGCAAGCCATATCTAAAAACTGCTTTCCAGACAATGAATCAATTATGTTAATTGATTGTGTTAACCCACCATCGGTAGAAACCACCGTTAGCGGCTTATAAGTAACGCCGTCATACCATCGACCAGCCGCAACAATTTTATTTCCTAGCGTGCACGTTCTTAATATTCTGGCATACGTGCTTCCGGATGACATCTGGATTTCTGTTACATCCCATGTCGCACCGTCAACGGATTCCAACTTTGCAACCTCGTCAAAATTAGCGCAATAAGAAAGCATTTTACCATTTACGACTATTGCATTAACCGTCTTATGGATATTAGATTGCGCGAGATACCATGTGACAGCGTCGTAACTGTAATGGATTTTAGCGTCCCGATACCCGAACGTATTTGTCTCAAAAGCAAGATACATTCCGTCAATGTAATCAACGCCCTCTATTGCGTTGGTTGCTCCAAACGATCTATCAGTCCAAGTTACGGCATCCAAAGACGTGTATAGCTTTCCGCTGTCTCCACCCGCCATAAACTGACCGTTTACATAAGTCACCGCCCATAATTGTTGACCCGCGCCCGTAAGCCTTGCTGTGAGGTTTTGTCCGTCTGTCGATGTTGCAATATATACAACGCCGCTCAAATACCCGCCGCCGCCAACTATTACATATAGATTCGGTGCTTCGCTCTCGTCCGCGCCTGCTCGACTACCAGAAACGTACATTGACCGCACGGGTTCACCGTTCGACAAGTCAACCTCAACCACTTGCGGGTTGTCGGGGTCATCGTCGTGAACGATTGCGTAATTCCGAAAGTCCTTGATCGACTTTTTGTAGGTCGCCTTTTCGATCTCTGCTGTCGTGGAAAGCTGGACAGGCGGGTTGACTGTCTGGTCTT